AAGACCTCTGACTCAATTGTGCCTTCTGAGATTAGGGCATAATTGCGGTTGGGGGTAAGTAGATTTGTTTCAGGGAATTATTGCTCTAGGCAAGTGCCACAGTCCTGTGCAGTGTGCTGGATATATGCACTAGAAGACTGAGCAACGTACCAGTTTTCGATAGTGTTGGTGGTGAGGGAGCATGAGTGACGTTCATGCGATTATCACGTCATCCGAGCTTGCCCCCTGAAATAAGTAGATTTATACCCTTTGTGGATGTGGCGGAATAAGACGCAAGATAATCCGTGAGATGATGGAGCCCGAATTGGAGTTGATAAGGATCACGGAATTACTAGGTTCATACGGCAGGGTAGCCCAATTATCCTGAAAGCTAGCAATCCGTAGCCAGAATAGTACCATCGTGCAAGATGTAATTTCTTGCCATCCACGAAGGATATAAGTCTATCTCTTACGCTTCTGCTCAGACTGTACATCGTGCCCTTTGTATCTACCAGGCCATACATTACCTCTCACAATTGTTTCGTTATCCCATTTTTTATGACAGTCAGGACACAATAATATGCCGTTCTGAGGCTCCGTAATACCACCCAAGCTAAAAGGCCAGATGTGGTGAGCTTGAACTTGTGATAAGGGCTTCCGCCAAAATGACTGTCCACACTCAGGACAGGTGTACTCTTGCCTCTCGGCCATCTCACGTTTCTGCTGACCACTAAACCTGCGTTGTGCATCGTATCTAGGCTTACCTTCCATTGAAAGCTCTGTGAGCTTCTAATATGTCGTAGTGCGGAGTGACTACCTTACTGTCTTTCTCAAGTATCACAGATGCCCCAAACATAGCCTGTGGTGATTGATCTGGGAAGCCCAGCTTCTGAGAGTATTCGTCTGTTGATTTATAAGGCCCAACTGAGATGTATGTTACAAGTCTTGAGTTGCCACCATATTCCTTAACTGGTTGCTGACTTACACCTTTGCTGTGGGTGTGTGCTGTGACCACGATGTCTGATCCTTGTGCATCACGCCCTAGTCTCATAGCCCCATGAGCGTTGTTGTAGATTGAGTGTCCTGCTGGTCTATGTGTACCTGTTATGTTGTACTGCTGTCCTGCTACGTCAAGTGTTAGATACCCCACACCCTTCATAAAGTACGCTCCCGTTTCCCTTGCAAACCTCGCATTTGCTGAGTGTCCCATCTTAGCTGACCATTCATCATGATCTCCCGCCCACCCTGCAAGGAGCTTTTTATTATCCCCAAGGTGAGTTAAGAGTGCATGATAGTACTCTATCTGCTCCGGCACTTGTTCAATCTCTTCCATCTGAGCTGGATTAAAGAAGAATCCGTCTATAGCGTCACCCATTAAAACTGCGTAGGAGTGTGGTGTTTTTACTATCCTGTCAACCTCTGCCTCAATACGCCTGTAGTCTGTGTCTGCTGCTCCTGCGTGAATGTCACCAATGAATGAGATTATTGACCTATCTGCAAGGCGTATTTCTGCGTGCTGCGTGCGCTCCTTCTGCGACTTTACCTGATCTGCTCTGTCTGCGAACCTATTCGACCAATAACTGAACACCTCACCCTGCATAATGGGTGTTACCATCTCAGGGTCTTTGTAAGATAGCTTACGTTCAATCTCTTTTTGAGTTCTAAACTCTCCGTTTGGGTAATATAAACCTTGCTCGCTCATAAAAAAAGCCCACTATATGTGGGCGGTAAAATAACTGCTAATGCGATCTCTATCTTTTGTTTCCATGTTGGACAAACCTGCCATTTACCCTTCCTGTGGCTAAACTTATATTTTGGTGACGCCTTGCGAGCTTATCCTTATTCCATTGGGCGTTTTGGTAATCCCTATAACTTCGGGCACTGTAGACTGTCCCGCTTGGTAGACCTAGTTGATCGTTCCAAGACTCCCAATAGTCTTGTTCGTACGTTGGGACATGTGGTATACGTTCCATTACTGCTCCTCACTTATAACTCCACTTTTTGCTAGAGCAATATTTACCATGAAGGAAAATATGACAGTCAAAGATGCTACAACTTCACTTGGCATATCTACCTTACCGAATGTTAGAAGCCATGCAAAAATAACTGTGAGTGCCCCGCCAAGTGCGCCTGAAATACCGCTGTACTTAGCTGCGCTTACTGTTCTTTTGTCCATATTTAATATTTTTAACTTTTAATAATTCCTCATAAAGTTTCTTCGTAATTTCCCGCATTGCTTCAATCTCTTTTTCTTTCTTTTCAATCGCCTCAAACACCTTGTCCAGTTTTTCTTCTATGCGTTTTACAGTGTCCATTGTTGGGTGTAAGGGATAAAAAATGTATCCAATAAAAAATACTTAGAGTGAATATGTTTGCTGTATGGATAAACTGTACAACGTATGGCTTTGCGAAGTGCATATTTGTAAGAAGTAATCCACCAGCCACAAGCGACCATATAAACGATCCATAGAGTATCCACCTACTACAGCCATGATGTCTTATTGAGAAAAAACAGGAAACAGAGATAAGCAAATAAGCAAAAACCCTGAAATAGTTGTTTATGTCTGTTACCATTTTTTACCCAAAAAATATGCTAAAAATGAGCCTGCGATTGATACAATGAGTTGTCCCCCTGCAAACATTCCGAGCTTGTTTTCATGTACTGCTGTAGTTGTTTTAAGACCTTGAATATCTGTGTCCTGTCCACGCTCACGCTCGGCTTGAGCTGTTATGAAGCCGTCTAGCTTCGCCTCAATACGGGCAAAACCTGAGTTCATATCACTTTTTAAGTCCTCAAACTTTGAGTATAAGTCTTTTATTTTGTACTGCGTTTCGTCTTTCATAAATTAAGCCGATTTAATATGGATTTTGTAATTACTCCCAAATTATTCTCGTACCACATGAACCAATATAAATCTCCTTAATTTGTCTGCCTTTATGCTCATTCATGTGGATAGATTTATGACACTGGAAACATAGAATTTGTAAATTTTCTTCTCTGTTGTCATGTTTTATGCTGTTCTTATGGTGAACGGCTAAATGCGCTTTCTCATTGCTTACTTGGCAAATTTCACAAAATGGCGAATTTTTAATCATTCTTTTACTTCTAGCAGCCCATCCCTCACCTCGACCACCATTTGAAAAGCATTGCCAACATAGGTTTTTGTCTCTCACAGACTGATACCTTGTTTTTTTACATCTTTCGCACGATATTCTTATTCTGGTATGTCTAGCACCTTTAGCTTTCATCTGCTAACGGAATAAAATGGTAATTCATAGCCCCACTGTGCAATTTTTAATGTCTAAAGCAAACTTTTCTAACTTTTCATTGCGTTTTTTGACTGAAATTAACTCTGTTTTAATTGTTGAGTTGTCCTTTTTGACGTTATCAATCTCAAATTTTAGTGACACATTTTCCTGAATAAGCATAGAGCACTTTTCGAGTGCTTTTTCTAAACTTTTAACTTGTTTGTATAGCTCTATATTTCGTTTATACATTTCCTTAAAAGCCAAACTGACGTAATCTGTGTACTTCTTAAATTCGTCTTTTAATTCGTTAAAACTTGTTAATATGTTGGTGTCCATGGTTAAATTAGCACTCTTCTTACTAGACTGATACAATTTCATTACTTAATAATTATGGCTCCTCAGCAATCTCCATCATTCTGTTAACTTTATCCTGCCATTTGGCGCTCTTTTTTTCAGTATCTCCTAAGCGTTTTACAAGGTCAGATTCTCTTATTTGAGCTTGTTTTAGTTGTTCGGTAAGGGTTGCGATCTGTAGCTTGTAAGTGCCACAGTCGTCTTGTGGTTTTGGCTTAGTTTCAGGAAAGGCATTGCGTATACCCTCTCGTATCCCCTTAGCAACACGCTCAATATCAGATAAGATCACCTTGTCGTGTGCGTCTTGGAGTACTCCACACTCAATAAGGACACAGGGAGTCTTAGCTGATAGGGATTGCCATAGGTAGTAGAAGCGGGTATTTGCGTTACTTCTTTCGGGATGGTTGACTATTCCAGTTTCTGAGAAGTATTTATCTGTTATAGCTTTGGCTATTCTTTGACTCTCTTGCGTAGCAGAATCAGTCGAAGGATCAGCAAAGTCTACAAACCCACCTCCTGTTCCATAGATATTAGCGTCAGCGTGAATAACAATAGCTATATTCCAATCCTGATCGGTTACGTTACTATGACAGTTGGTATTCGCATCATCTAAATAGGTTGTCCATCCATCCTCTTGGAGTAGCTTTTCAAGCCTCATCCCTACATTCTTGGTGAAATCAGACTCACCAGGAGCCCCTGTCCCACCTCGTAAAGAGGCCACACAGTTATCCTTAATGTTCCAATGACCGCAAGAGATGAGTATTTTCATAGGTTAGAAATGGAATATAGTTTGAATTTGTATTTGGTCGTTAGTCGTCCACGTAAACGGCGAAGTTGATTGTAGATAGCTTTGGGTTATGAGAGCACCAGTTACAGCATAGTATTTTAGGTAGCCATCATTTCGCATGAAGCCATAAACTGGTGAAGCACTAGCATCAATAAACGAAGCCCAGCCAAAATATGCATAAGGCATCTGCTGAGTTACTGGGTAGTTAAATTTAGCATCGATACTGACTGCTGCACCTGCTCCAAATGTCCATGATACAGCAAGCTCTATTAATCTTCCTGTAGTCTTATACTTACCAACATTTGCACCCGCTCCTACTGTTATGTTAGACCATGATGGAGTGAAATTGTAATATGCTGGAAGTCCTATTGCAGTAGGGGAATGTGTGTAATAATTATCTGTAATTGCTGAATTAGCAACCGTATAATCTGTGTTTGTTATTATTGTAAGAAGAGTATCTGCAACTGCTGAAATTACTCCATATTTGTATGCTCCGCCCTGTTTCCATCTGATTGAATCCCCTATTGAGTATTTCGAGGCTGCACCACTAGGGACATTTATCGTAGAGGCCGAAGCATACGACCATGTTTCTCCTGCTGATACCCACCCGTCTACACTGCCGACGAATGTAGGTGTTGTCAGCTGTTGAGAGGTTGTTTTAACTACTCCAGTCCCTTTGCCAGATAATAGTATGTCTATATTCTCGTCATTTCCTGTCGCTCCTATCTGTACAGCGTTACCTGTTGCTGAATTTGTTACGGTTACTTCGTTAACAGCAGAAGGCGTGGCTGGGGTTTTTATTACTTCGTTTCCGTTGGTGTCGAGTATTGCAGTACCTACCTTTGGACTTGTTAGTGTTTTGTTTGTTAATATTTGGGTTCCTGTTGGTGTGACCACATAGTCTGTATCGTGTGTGCCATCCTCATTATGTTCCACATTGAATGTATCTATCAGTCCTTGAGCCCAAACTATATCTGGTCCGAATTCAACTATTGCTCCAACTTCGTGGTCTTGGTCTGTTGTTCCACCCAGTGCTCTGACTAGGGTTGTAACAGTTGACCCAGACGTACCAGCAAATGAGACAACCTCTACCTTGTTTGGAGTTTCTACTCCGTTAGCGTCTACCCTGTCTATAATCATTACTCCTGCCTTGTTTTGGATGGAAGTAACGTTATTTAATGTAGCAGATGCTGTTATTCCTGTAAGAAGTTGAGCATCTAGGGTTTTCTGTATAAAGTTGCTTGTGGTGGGATAATATATTGTCATAAAATAAGGATAATTTATAAGTATCTAACTTTGCAATATTTGCAATCAGACTCTCTGACTTGCAGAAAGTGAGCCTCGACCCTGCTTTTTAGCAGAGATATTAGCTCCTAGAAACTCAAAGTTAGAATTGGCTGCGGTTGAAGATACCTCTATATAAAGTAGTCTACCTTGCTTGAATAGTGTTCCCCATCTGACAAACTCATCAGATCCTGACACTGGAGCACCTCTGAATTCTCCCCAGAGTGATCCTCCCCAAAGTGTAGATCCCCACCCTGACTTACCAGCTACTGCTGATCCAGTTATTGTGAATGTCTTTACATTAGTTGTGGAACCTTCCCTATCTTCTAGGTAAATGTTTATATTTACCTCTCCTGTAATGTTCCTAAGTAGGATATTGAAGAACTCTATGGTTTTAAGATCTTTCCACGTCTCAAACGACTCTTTATTAAGTACGAGTTTCTTTGTAATCGTGGTTCCTGTATCAGAGTTGACTGATGTCTCGAATGTATAGACTTTATTGTCTACATTACATCCAAGTACCCATTTCTCTGTACCAGTCTCATCTACATACTTGGTCATCTTTTGTATACCATAAGGTAGTTTCCATATACCCACAAATCTTCCTCTTTCTCGGTCATAGACGAGCATTTCTTTTCTTGCAGGAAATGAGAGTATGTATTTATTATCCACATAGAATGCACAGGCTGTTTTGTAGTCTGTGTCTGATAGATTGGCTAGGTATGGTCTAACTGCTGCTGAGATTTCATTTGTACGAATAATTGTAAGGAAGTTTGGCTCGTACCCAGTTACATATAGTCCTTTACGACCAAAGTAGAATATATCGTTCTCTACAGGGATTATCGTATCTGGAGTAGATGCACCAATACTATTTGAAATAGGAGCATAGGTTGGATCAAGTATTACATAGTTACCTATTGTTACAGTAGTTAACTCAAGTGCAAAGTGTGAGTATTCTTTATACACAACGATCTTGTTTGATCCAGATTGTACTCCAACTCCTATTATATCTTGACCTGCATCAGGTTCTATATAGACATATCCCCCACCATCAGCCCAGTTGAACTTTGTGTGATTTGGGTATCTTCCTGATATAAGTAGCTTAGATCCATCAGTAGCATCACGACATATAAATCTATCGTTAAATCTGACGATAATAGGCGATTTAATACCTCCTGTTGTGTTTGTTATGGGTGGTAGTGCAACCTCAGATGCAGGCTCTCCTGTGTCATCATACGAGTAAGTTGTAGGTCCCACACTTGTAAGGAATGTCTCGTCACCTGGCAAACCTCTATAGATACTAAATCCACCTAGAGTTGCCACAGATGGAAGTGACCAATTGACTCTTATTCTTGTTCTTGTTAGATCTTCTGGTAGGTTTGGTAGAGATATGGTAGCTGCTGGAGGTGTTTCACCACCAAATGCTCCAAGTGTTGTTATCTTCCAGCCAAATGTTGCAGGTCCAGATACTCCAGATATGTTTGTTGCTGTCACACCAACTGGGACTGGTAAGGTTGCATTTAATTCTAAAGATACTCCATTGTATGAAACCATTGGAACATCTTTAGACACGAAATGTAGTTTATTTCCTAGTTGCTCTGATCTAACTTCAGATCCTGAAGGATAAGATGCACCTGTTACAACAGTTGATCCTGTCCCATTTTTCTTAACTATGTAACCTTGATCTGTAAGAGCAAGTATTTCTCTAATAGGGGTTGAGCCTGTAGCGTTCCTATATATGCCAAATCCCCTTATACCTCCAGTTGCACCACTTGCTGTAAAGTAGTTTGATGTACCCCATCTGCCAGTTGGAACACCTGTACCTATAAGCATTATATTGTCACCTGTTGAATATTCACTTCTTTTAAGCTCTGTTGGTCTTTTAAGAAGATTTAATCCATCTCGGAAAGTTTCCCATTCAGCTTCTAACTTATTCTTGGGATTGTATGTCTGTTTCTGTGTATAAAATGTAGGCATTGTTTTAACTTAGTGAATAATTTGCTGCACCAGTTCTTCTGACTTGTTGGTTTCCTCCAAGTGGTCTTCTTTGCTGACGAGCAAACATATTTCTAAGTCTAACCTCGGCATCAGAGTCAATTATTGGAAACCTCTCATCCCCTCTTGATTTTAAGACATAAGCACTTGTTTTAAGAACTACGTACTGTGGATCATTTAGTTCACATATTGAGGTAAGTGTTGCCATTCCTGATGGATAGCGATGCTTTACGTATGAAATGGTCGCTCCTGTAGCAAGGTTATTAAAGTATGCTGTATATCCAGAGCTTGGATTGCCTGTAACATAACAGTATTTATCTGTCAGATTTTTGTCTCTTGCTTCTTCAGGTGTTATTTGTTCATAATCTTCCCATCCACCATTTGATTTCATTACTGCTGGCTGGTTTATAAACTCCTTAAAATCAGCTCCTAGCGGAAGTGTTGCAGTTGTTGCAAATGTAGTTACAGGTACCTTAAATTCATTAAGTATTCCTGTATTTGCTGCCTCAGCTAGTGCTTGATTGGCATAAGATGATCTTGTAGCAAGCTCAACCCCAGTTGGGAGGGCTGCTGTAAGATCAAGCAAGGCTGCACTTTCAATAAGTATCTGTTGTAAGGTTTTCATACCCTACATAATAGGAAGACAAGATATAAGTTTGCAAGGTTTACTTAGTAGAACTTTTTGAGTTCTTCTTCTATTTTCTTCTTATCTGTCATAAGATAGGCATATCTAGCCATATAGTTAATCATGGTCTCGCTTATTGGAGGAGTGCCTAGTTTAAGCTCAAGTTCACGTAGAGTCCATCTTAATGCCTCTGGAGTGAGTTCTTTGTTCTGTGATTTAGCGTATTCAAGTAAAGTATTTATCTTTTCATCTGATCTTTTAGCTTCAACTTCATCAAGTCCGTACATTTCGCTTATTATCTTTTTCTCTGTTTCCATTGGTATACCACCCATAACAGCATCTTTTGCTGGTTCCATTGGTTTACTTTCTGGTATTTCACCTACTATTTTTATCTCCATATAATTATTGTAGTCTTTTCGTTTGTAGTTATCAAACTCTCTGGCATATATATATCTGTCTTTTCTCTACCCAGTCATTTCCTAGATCAAGAGTTGCTTCGTGTTTTATTGTGTATGGTATTTCAGCTAAGATTATGTCTAAGATTGGAGTATATTTTGTTACAGCTTCTAGTACAAGTATTTTGGGATTGTATCTAAGACAAACTTCAATTATTGTATTTGTTAGTGTTTTACTTTCCCTTTCTTCCTTAGATATTTCATATCCTCCTATACCTATTGCTACAACTATGTCTACTTTATCAGTTATGTTTCTTAGCTCTCCAAGTAGATACTTATCATCTATCTGCAGAAATTCTGTCTTTTTATTCTTTGGAAATACGCTAAGGATGTCATTACCTATATATTTCTTGTAGGTGTCTGGAATGTATTTAAGTAGAGGTGCGTGCATACAGTCTATATCTACAATAATAGAGTCTTTTATGCTTATCTTTAGTTTACTAGCAATATACTCGCAACGTTTGTCCAACTTCTTTTCCAGTAAATATTCCCATGTCATATTAGATTGTATTGATGTATCCAGTCTCTTGAAGGTTTAGGTACATTCTCTGTCTCATAAACTGATAAATCACTCTCAATAGTAAAGTATTGTTTTATCTTTTCTTCTAACTTCTCTTTATTGAAGTAGAACTGATACTCATTTGGTGTTGGAGTTCCATACTGTCTAGTACTCCAGTTAGTTACCCAGACAATGAGTACAATTCTACCTTTATTTTTTAGTGTTCGTTTGTATTCTCCTAGTACTTTGTCTAGGTCTTCTTCTGGTACATGATCTATTGTTGAGAAATCTAGGATCAGATCAAATATATTGTCTTTATATGGTAGTTTACGTATGTCGCCTTGGACTAATTTCGCATCTGGAACCTCATCAATTGCACTATCAACTACACTTTTAACTATTTCTATTCCATGCTTGCTCTTAGCTTCTATATTACCAAGTATTCCACCCTTATCAGGTTGGCATATAGCTTCATTGAATAGGTCGGTCTTTAAAACTGTATATGTAGGTTTGCAGTACTTTATAGCCTGTGAGAGATAGTATCTCTGTAATGGTTCGTATGTTGTGAATGGTGTCATATAAAAGGAAATGGTTTATCACCACAGAATACTTCTTGTGAATGGAATCCCCACTTATCAAAGAATCTTTGTTTATTGGCTATAAAATGTTCGGATATGTCTTTATCGTGTACTGTTTTGCCTTCTCTGTGAATTACAGTCATTCCATAGTCAACATATAGTTTAAGCCCTGCCTTCATTACTCTTGTCCAATAGTCGTGATCTTCAAAGTTAGCCTTCTCATACCTTGTATCAAAGTGCCCTACCCTGTCTATTGTTGATCTTTTAAGCATGAAGCATGAGCCTGAAAACCACTTGTAATTCTCGACCAGTCCCTGTCCTTGAGGTAGGTGCTCCACGTAAAGGTTAGAAACCCCTGCAAGAGGCATTTTAAGGGCATTTTTAAGCCTTTCTAACCAGTCTCCGTGGACAATAATATCGTCATTTATAACTGCTATATAGTCGGCATTTGCTAGTTTAAGTCCCTGGTTCCAAGCACTTGATATTCCTAGGTTGGTTTTATTCCTTACTAGTATGTCTGGTTCAAGCCATGATATATCCTCAGATGATCCGTTATCTACGACAATAAACTCGTAGTCTTTGGAGTTGTTTTTGACTGACCAGTAACAGTCCTTGGCAATTTGTGATATTTCCTTGTTACGATGACAAGTCAACATTACAACGCTGTAAAGTGGTTTTTCCATTTGATTGCAGGTGAAAGACAATTTGTAACCATGTGAGTTGCTAGTGTTGGTATCGGACTCCATAGCCCACCAAGTTCTACCCATCTTGCGTGGTCTATGTATCCATGCTTGTAGAATAGATGTTTGTTTCTTTCAAATCCTGCTCTATTTGTAGCAAATGTTGAAGTGGTTGAGATTGTGTGCTTGAAGTGGTGATTGTCTACTATTTTGATCTGTGAGATTTCATTTGGGTATTTATCAGGGTGATCGTAGGGACTGACATATTCTAATTCATTTATCATCTTCTCAGTAAGTGCTCCTATATGGAAGTAATCACATTCCTGGAATAAAACCACATCGTGATTTGTTTGTTCATACAGTTTGTATTGGTGTAAGCAAGATTCATTTATTCCAAGAGATGTTTCAAGTACCTCAGAGTTTGGGTATTCTTTCTTTATGAATCTCACTGTTTCAGGTATACAGTAATCACAGATAAATGTAACGTCAGCATTTGGATAGAACACCTTAAATGTTCTTAGACAGATCTTATTAAGTCTTGGTCTGTCATCTCCGAATAATGGCGATGGGTTTGTAGAGTTAACATCACATACTCTGTAGTAAACTTTCATTTTTTCCAGTTGGCAGGGATATTAGGGTTTTCTAGCTCTAATGTCTCTAATTTATAATCAAATGGTCCGACTTTCTTAGCCCACTTCCACATCCTAGTAAGTCCTTCTTCAAGTGAAGTGTCTTTGTATCCAAATAGATTGTTGGCTAGTGTGTGGTCTGAAACTGCTGTGTGAACCTCATGTACTCTGGTTGGCAGATACTTAGGAGTTATTTTTACTCCTGAAATCTTTTGTAAGAGTGCGCTTACATCTTTGAGTGCATAGAAGTTATCTGAGCCAACGTTGAAGATCATATTCTTATAAGGTGAGAATGATGCTTTGTGTATTACCTCTACCACGTCTTTGACGTATGAGAAGCAACGCTTCATTGACCCATCTCCGAATATAACGTATGGTTCTTTTTTGAGTAGTGCATTCATCCACAGTGCGAGAACATTTCTATAAGGGTCATCCATTCTTTGATACTCTCCGTATACATTGTGTGGTCGGACTATTGTGTACTCAAATCTGTGTACGCTAGACATTACTTTGAGTGACTGTTCGATTGCTAGTTTGTTTATTCCATATATGTCCTCTGGGATTGGTACGTCTTGCTCTCTAAATGGTGAATGAATAGCTCCGTAGACTGCAATTGATGAAGTGAATACAAATCTCTTTAGTTTCTTACCTCGTAGTGCTCCTACAAGCACATTCATAAAGGTGTTATAGTTTGATGTAGATATTTCGATGGGTGAGAACATTGACTTACCCTCAGCTGCATCTGCTGCCAAGTGTATGACCATTTCAGGAGCAATCATCTCTACTGTGTCTATTATTTTAGGATCTCGTAGGTCGCACTCAACAACATCAAACTTTGATTTATTACGATTGGACTTTGATATACCTATTACTTCGTGTCCATCTTTAATAAGCCTATCTGCTAGGTGTTTGCCAATGAGTCCACTATGTCCTGTAAGTAAACAACGTGTCATAATTTAATATTTATAATCTAATGTTTTTTTAATTTCTTCCCATAATTCATCACACATTGTTTTTGTATCTATTTGATCGTGACAATTTAACATAAATCTAAAATCTAAATTTCTTTGTTTGCCAACTAGAAACTCAATCATCTGTCCGATTGATAAAGTGTAGAATCCCCACTCTTCTTTAGTTTTGTCATATGTAGCATATTTGTTTTCCAGTAGCCAACCAAGTAGCTTTTCTTTTCCAGCGTGTGACAGTTCGTTTACCTGTTCTGGAGTAATATGTTGTTTCATTTGTAGAAATTATCTTGTAACCATTTAGTTGCTATGTCTTTGGCGTTCTTACGTACCCATTTAGTTGGATCTACATTCTCTGGCATCTCGTACTGCAAGTCTATTGTGTCATTTATCTCTTGAGTGACTTTGATTGGTAGCTTCTTATCTTCAATCGCACCTATAAGGAATAGGTATCTAGGATCGTTAAGTGATCTTTCTCTGCCTTCACCTAGCTGTTTGGGCTTGTCCATAAGTGGGGTCCAGTGATCTAGGCATATAGCTACATTAAGTTCATCTATAAGGATATCGTATCCTGCCTGCATAGCTCGCCATGCAAACTCTGTGTTATCAAATCCAAGCCCTTCATCCATAAGTTCATACCATCCTCCAAGATCATCTATTATCTTTCTTGGTATTCCACAGTAGTTTTGTTCAAAGTCCATTGGATGAGTTGTCTTCCTAAGACCTTTGTTCTGTATGCGTACATTCTGTTTGTCTATCTTGCCAACTGGATAAGTATTTCCGTTATACCAGTCTTCTGAGTCAGTGTTCTCTACCATTCCTGCAAATGCTTGTACATCAACAGGGGCGATCAAGCAGTTGGGGTAATGTTTATGGGTTTCTGTGATTTGTTCAATTCCATCCTCAGGAATGAGAATGAAATCTTGCAGAATAACTAGCAGATCCCCTGTTGATGCTCTATATCCAGTATTATTTGCAGCAGCAAGTGCAAATCTTCGTTTAATCTTTGTTGGCTCACCTCGTAAGTATTTAATATCTAGGTTGTACTTTTTTGCAAGTTTTGCAAAATGTTCACTTCTGTCTTGTGGAAAGTCATCTACTATGATCCACTCAAAGTTCTGATAGGTTTGGATAGATAGGTTATTAGCCATCATATTGCCAAATCCCTGTCTTATTGTCGGAGTAATAATAGATACTTTTGGTCCTACATATTCTTCATCAAAAACATCTATCCATTTGTTTGCTACTTCTTCTATTTTGTGGTCTTTAGATAGATGGTCTTTTCTAGGTTTGGTTGTGCTCATCTCATCAAGTAATACTTTTAAGTATTCTTGCTTGCCTTCTTTAGTGTATATGTCTATGTCTAGTACATGACCTCTCCTGACTACTTCTTTGATTGAACCTACATCACATGTAACTGGTATAAGTCCGTCTACTTGAGCCTCTACTGCTGTGATACAAAATATTTCGTAGAAGTGAGTAGGATATGCCCAGATTGAACAATGTTGTCTAAGTTCCTTTAGATCTTGTTTACTGAGTCTTCCATGGTGGAATATTCCTTCTTGTTGCATAAGCAGTTCCATCCCACGCTTCCATTCAGCACGCTCTGGATTTCCAAGAGTTAACTTATCAAAGTTCTCCCATCCGTAAGCTATATGTAGTGTGGCTTTTGGATATTTTGCTCTTATGTTTTCCCACATATACAGTAGGTGTTCTAAGCCTCTATCGTAGCTTGATAGGTAACAAAGTCTTTCTTTCTGTGGTGTGTTATGGTCTGTAAATTGCATTTGGGATTATAGTAAACTTATCTAACAAGTCTTTACCTACAAGAGCTTTATGAGCCTCACTTTTAACCATGAATTTATCTATGGCATTAAGTTGTGATTTTGTTATGTCTATTGTGGTAAATACATCGTGTAAGTCTACGTAGAATCTCTTAGCTTTTACTTGGTCAGCTAGGAACCAATGTCTCCATTGAATAAGTATATTGAAATAGTCAACAGGATTGAAGTAGTAGTAGGGTAGATATTTGACTCCGTTTACTTCAGTTATCTTCTCAGGATCCCCATATATTGTTACCTTGTAACCCTTCTTGACCATTTCCTCAGCTAGTTGGACTGCCATTGTTTCAGATCCTCCAAGACCTTTGGCAACAGAATTACCATCCCATTTCTCAAGTGCTGGTCCATTAAAGTTTACAAAGTAGGCAATCTCATCCTTAGCCCATCTTTTAGGTGGAGTTACTCTCTTACGTATATTGATAGCGAACTTCTGAGCTGATATGGCTGGTGGAAGTGCATCTAGTATCTTCAGAATAGATTTTTGGTCATTTATGTCATTTAAGTATCTCAATACCGCATGCGTTTGTTCACACGCAGTATTGAGATTGCCTAGATCTAATAGGTAGTTGAGCATGTTTAGGTTGTCCTCTATTGGATCTGCTTTGTAGAGGATCTTTGCATATTCAATAGCTTGTTTTATGTCTTTGTCTACGTTATACGCTAGTCGCATCTTTAGGTTGGCAGACATTACCTTGAGCTTACTCATGTGGACAATATCACTAGATACCTCAGGTAGTTTTATACTTAGTGCGAGATCCAGCCAGTGTCGAGCTTTATTGTATTCTTTTAGATCGTAATACAGGTGTGCCACATAAAGATAAGCTTCAGGCATATATGGATATTCTCTTATAGCTTCGTGATAATTCTGTAAGGCATTTATATTATTTCCTAGTTGTTGCTCAGTTCTACCCATAAGTACTAGGCAGGTTCCTCGTTCTTGATCCCAACCTGACTTTCTTAGATATTCGTTACCCATTGTTAGCAGTTTCTTCCATAGTTCCTCATCATTTAGGTCAGCATATATCTTCATTAAATAAAGTAGTGTCCTTGGATCTGCGTCACCTTTCTTACGTTCTTCCTCAAGTTGGATCTCAAGAATGTCTTTATTCCTTTGCATCTTAGACTGTGCAGTTTCATTCGTTGATGTGTGCATTACAGATATTGGATATTCTTTGGAATATTTGACACTTGTGTATTTGTGCTTGGAGTTCTCTACAGGTACTGGAGTCTCATGCAGTCTACCTTTCCATGTAACTGATCCAGGTCTAATTAGTCTCTCACGCATGTGTTCGACATCTACAGTTATAAGCTCACCTTTCTCATTAAAGGTGCACCCATACCAATAAGTCAGGAATACCACATCAAATGCCTGTTTTTTGGCAGTATTTGCCACATTTAAGAGGTGTTCTCCACCTACAAGTACATCATCAGTGTCTATCCAGAATAAGTAGTCAAAATCGCCTATTTTAGTGAGTTCTTCAAATGAGTAGTTTCTTATGGCAGAGAAGTCATTCTCCCACTTCTTGTACTGGTAGATTACATTCTGGTAGGTTGTGCATAGAGTCTTTACCCCACCCACCTTCTCACCATTTGCAACAACTAGTACAGTTTCAAAGTGTGGAACAACGCTATTTAGACAGTTTTGCAAATTTTGCAATTCTGAGTCATCTTTTACAATTATGCTACATGCCAATCTCATACTTTTGTATTTGTAGTTTTTAACCAAGGAATCACCTCAAACATTACTCTTTGAGTCTTTTTAGTTCCAAGTTGTGCGCCTGGGAACATAGCTCTTATAAGTTTGAATAATGTCGGTGGGTATGAGATCGGTGTAATTCCATGGTTTTCCTTACCGAGTTGATGAAGTGGTTTCTCGTATTTAAGATCTAGGTTTCTGTCATGCAGGAAGTTTATATATTCCTGTCTGTAAAAGTATGTGTAAACATTTGCTATTTCTCCAAGTAGTGCTTTACCAGTATCGCAGTAGAAGTCTTCTGGCTTGCCTATTTTCTCCCAAATATCCATCAAAGCCTTTGTTATTGCAGCACCATTTTTAGAGACAGCCTCGTAGTTTTTGATGTCATCCATTGGTCTAAGTATATACATCTACATCATTTATGCAAGATATAAAAAATCCCCCTGTTACGGGGGACTTGATCTAATTCACTCTAAGATCAGAGAGTTGAAGCATAGCCTGTTCTCTTTGCAGAGGCACGCTGTGCATAGCCTACGATTGTGAACTCAGCAACGTATTGTCCGTTGTCAGAATCACCAGTCTTGGCTAGTTCTTCCCATTGTGGCTCACGCCCTTTAAGGAATGAATGCTTCCAAGTATCTTCACGAAGCGCATAGACAGTCACTGTACCAGCAGCTGCTCTGACATCCTTGTGTGGGACTATCATAAGCGAATTACCGACCTGTGTGTCGTATACACGAATCTGTGAACTAAGTCTCTTTTCTTTCGCATCTATCATGCGTGTAAGATTTGAGGTGAATCCACTGACTCTACGTGAAATAACCATAGGACAGACGAGAATATCAGAAAGATATTCTTTGCCTACCTGTGTCCAGACATCTTGCATGATGTCATTGAGCTCAATTTCTGAGAAAGACGTACCAGAGGAACGTGCAGTCACGTTTGTTGAGATCATTCCATCAATACCAGTTACCTGTCTTGCTACACCAGATGCACCTGTTGCAAGTGCTCCGTTGATCGTAAGCCATTCCATCTTAGCCTTCAATCTCTTGATTGCTTCAGCTTTTTGGAAAGCATATGGATCTTCGTTTGTTGCAACTGATACTGCTCTCATGGTTGCCGAAACCTTTACAGGTTCAGTAACTATGGATGTAACGTTGAAAGTTCTAACTGGGTGTTCCAGATCTGCGTAATCCGCATCAGCACCTTCGATTACAGTTGTTACACTGGTTGGTCGTGCGGTGTTGTACGTTGTCCACTCATGGAGAGTGTTTGTTGCAGCTGGTCCTGTGCCTAAGTTTGAAACGAGGTAGTTATCCGTGTTTGGAGAAACATCTTTCAAGATAGAAAGAAGACTCTCTCTGCGGAACGCACCTGCGTTATAGGTTTGTGAACCGAATGCCATTTTTATAAACTAATTTTTAATATCCAGACCTCTTTAGTCGTTCGTAAATTGCGTCTCTATCTCCTTTATAGGATCTAGACCTTAGATCATCATCTGAAGTCTGACTTGATGATGACTGAGGGGTGAACGCATTTATATCTGCCCTAGCACTCCTTGCTTCTTCTGAACCTTGTTTTTTAGCAGCTTTTGGCTGATAGAGATTATTTTTAACAAAGTCAGCAGCTTTCATGTAGTCTTGAGTGCCTTCCTCAGTCATTTGCCTAAGAAGCTCTAATTTAACAAGATGCGTCAGCTTATCGTCAAACGATGTATTGTCAGGGTCAAGTTCAGGATGCTTTTGAAACACTGCCTGACTTGTCTGTTTGATCTCAAATCGAGATATATTTTCGTTGGCTGCTTGAGCAATTCTTGTTGCTTCTTCTGCTTGTCTAAGTGCTCGCTCCTTATCAGCATTGATTTGCTGAATAGTTGCGTTTATAGCATTCACGTCTACATAGCCCTCAGCATCTGGAACTATGGGTTTGATCTCGCTTACTTGTTGGGCTGGTACTTGAGGTGCTACCTGTTGTACTGGCTTACCTTGTGGTGTGAGATCGAAGATGGATGGTTTTTTAGCTGTTTGCTCATATTGACTGAGCTTCTTGGCTAATTCCGCATTGTGGGCTTTCAGTTTCTCAAACTGTTCCCTTGTCCGTTCTTTTGCTTCCTCTGGTAACTCGCCTTGTACAGGGGCTTGTTCCTGTGGAGCATTAACTTGACCATCTTGCTTTTGTTCAGTAGTTGGCAACTCTACAGGCTGTTGTGCTTCAGCCTGCACCTCTTGGGGTGCATCATGCCTATTTTCATCTTGCATAGATTATTTGAATTTATAACTGCTCGTTTAAGAAGGTGAGCATCACCTTATTCAAATCATCTATGGAGAGGTTAACACTATAGTTACGTAGTTTTCAAGAGGGTGACTAGCTTTGATACATTTTGACCTGTCCAGCCTGCTGTGCAGTACTCACATCTAGCCTCAGTTGAAGATATTAGTTTTAGTTTATGCTGGCACTTTTTAGGGATTACTTCTTGGCTGTACTTATCCCCATCAAATGCTTGAAGTTCATCTAGTGACTTTAGTGGTTCGTTTTGCATCTTCTATTTGGCGTAATGTATAAAGCTGCTTAGTATTGTTTGTCATTATTGACTCTTGATTTTCTAGGAATTGGATTATCTTCTTTATAGCAAATGCTTCAGCATTCTTTATCATTATCTCGTATTGGTACATTTCTCTGACTTTGTAGATTGATGGATCTACTGGATGAACTATTGCCATTTCCTTGAGTATTGGAAGTAGGTATTCCTGGAACTGTGGAGATTTATATAACTGGATTAAGGATGAAGCCCTTTGTATAGACTTCTCAAGTTCAGCTATTTTTGATGTGTCCATACTTCATTATACACCAGGCAGTTGCTCCATAGCTCCTGCTATTGCAGGCATTGGAGCATTAGCTTGGGTTTGCATGTTTTGTGGATTCTGTCCCTGCAATTGTGGTGCATTTGGTGGCATACCTGGCTGTGGCATCATTGGCTGCTCAACCTTGCTGAAGAATCTATCGGCATCCTTGGCTCCCATATCCTCGTAAGAGTTTACGATCATATCTTTAACAGATACTTTCCAACCTTCTTGCATAAGCATTTGCTGGACAACTGGTGAAGTAACCTGTGAGAACATCATCTGTCTTGCTTGCAGTAGTGCAGCATCTTGGTCTTGTGCCATTGACTTAACACTTGGGATGTAATCATAGTACCCAGTCATGTCTTCAGGAACAATTGTGAGTTCTGCATTATCTTTGGTATCTGCAATCTCCATCTTCTTCTTAAACTGTAGTTTGTTTATGTCTTTTTCTTCTGGATTGACTAGAACTGTGAACTTTGGTACCTGTCCTGCCTGAACTAGTTGGTTTATTTCATCCTCTGACATCTGACCACCATTTTGTTCAATTATCTGAGCTATGGTTTGTGCAGCTTCATCAGGTAGGGTGTCATCAGCAAGTCCTGCCTTCTCAAAGTATGTGTAGTTATCTACGCCCACTATTCTCATAACGTGTTCACGCTTTGTCTCGTCAGCAAATAGGAACTGTTTGTTGTTTGATAGCCACATCATCATCATGTCTTTTATTGCTTCAGATAGTGCAATCTGATTTCTTTGATCTCTTGATCTTTGCTGTGCAGATGAAGCCTTAACTTCTGTAGCTGTTTTCTCACTAGCTGTTGGATCTATGTTTGATGTTCCTTGTGAGAACTCACCCATAGCTGTATTGAATGCTGATACAAGCGATGTGTATGTCGTTTGGAAGTATCTTAGTGCTTCACCAGATCCTTGGAACTCTGTAACTGCATCAGGGCGTGTGACTATCCACTGTGCATCAGGACCAAATACGATAGTTTCCATTTGAGCAGAGTTCTCCATTATCTTTAGAGGTGGCTTGACGTGGACCATCATATTGTCTAGGAATCCATTTATTGAAGCCTGAATAGCTTTCCAGAGTGAAAGAACTGGTTCGACTTCTGATTCTCCTACTGGATCTCCTTGTATCGGATAGTAGCAAAGTTGAACAAAAGGTATTTGTTTATGTTCGTAAGGATTTTTGATGTCTCTTAGGATAATTTGGTATTCAGGTGAGAATGTAATCCATCTGTCTTTCCTATACTCAGTGACTATCTCCGTTACTGGGAATGCTGAATCATCTCCTGCTCTATCCTCAAGTCCTTTAAGTTGGAGTATTCTTTCTTGATACTTGGCATCTCGTCTACTTGATTTATCGTTAATCATTGAAAGTAGTTTGTCTACGTTTTTTAGTTTTCCACCTTTATCTGATTGTGTTTTAAGATCATTTACAAGCACCCATGATCTTTCTTGAAGCCATTTTGCGTTCTTAACATTGTCGCAGGCTGGATCTATTCCTATATTTCTTATATCTTTTGGTATAAATTCATTTCCATCAAACTCTACTTCTCCTTCTTCGTTTTCAATATGCTTCCATGGAACTGCTGCAAACTTAGACGCATATAGTCTTGTATCCATGTCCATTATCCCCCACTTGGTTATCATTGATCCACCTTCATTGGCTGCATCCCATTGATAGTCAAGTATGGCATTTTGGATCTTAGCCTTAACCATATCCGCTCCCTCACGTGGATTGAGTTTGCCTTTGAGCTTGGAATTAACTAGGCGAGCATTCTTCTCAATAAGTACAGTCTTGACTCTAGGATCAACTACTCTGTTTATGAATGGGAAGTCATCTGGAAGTTTGCCCCAATAAGCATCAGTAATATCATTCCAACCATTTTTTCTAGTTAGTCGTATATTTAGATCATCATTCCATTTATTATAGTGATCCATCACTTCTAATATGGTTATTTCTTCCTTGGGGTTGTATTTGTCCATAACAGTTAGAATACAATAGTGTTTGCAAAGTTTGCAACAATCTAGTTTCTAACTACTTGTACGAGTTCGTAATAGGTTATTTTGAAGACTTTTGTCTTGTAGTAGCAGGAAGGACAGATTCGTAGATATTCATTGGCTATTCCGCCTGTGTCAAATGGTATTAAGAATGGATCTATTGCAAGAGGTATCTTGTCTGCACATGCTTGGCAAGACCATTCTTCGTCTAGTTTAAGTAACTTTGAGCCTATTCCTCCCCACTTTGACCATGACTTCTTAGTATTACTTAATTTCATGTTTATTGATTATGTAGTATAAGTGCTACAAAGTCAATCATTTTGCCTTTATTTTGCCTATTTTAGGTACTTTAAGGGCTTTGAACTTGGGTACCTTCACTGACTTGAGCTTGGATGATTTTGTAGCCTTTACAGCTTTAATTTTAGGTATCGTAACCTTTTTCATTTTGAATGACTTTGGCTTACTTACTTTAATCTTTTGAGTAAAGTTACCCTTCTCATCTACTGTGGTGTTTTTGACGGCATCTCGTAGTGAATACGATATTTGACCATCTGAGGCTAGTTTGTTAAGGAGTGTGTCTGTAAGCATCATCTTTCCAGCTACCGACTGTCTCTGTGAAGCTAGGTACTGTGGAATAAGATCAGCTTTTCCTTGATTTATAAGATTTTGGATTTCCTCCTGGATCATTAACTCTTTTATCTCTGCTGGCATACTTGCATTGTTGTAGTAGATTACATCTTGTTCCTTTACTGGTAGTCTTGATATTAGTTGTGCCTTCTGACTTTCAGTTAGGTTCTCATTCTCCATTATGGTATTAGCAAACTTTATTGCATCGTATTTTTGCTTTATTGCTTGGATGTTATTTGTTGGCACTGTATTCCATTTACTAAAGTCATAGCTATCAAGAGTTCCATCTGTTTTTTGGAACTGAACTTTATCACCTCTCCAAATAACTCCATCATTAACAAGCAATTCTTTACCTTCTTGTTTTGGTTTTAATGTTTCAAGATACTTAACTCTATCTTGCCCTATACTCTCATCTATATTTCCAGACAGCATATCCTTAACAACTGTGTTTATTCTTTTGTTTATACCAAGTGTTTGGCCTTCTTTATATTGAAGATCTTTGTCTATTTGCTCTTGTACTTGTTCTGGACCATATTTCTCTACCTTTATGCCTGTTGTTGTTCTGAGTAATTGCTGTGGTAGTGATTTAACTCTACCATAGAAGTCTTTTTCACCTTTTGCTGCTGAAGTAATATCCATAGCTTCAGAAAGTTTCGGAACATAGGCTCTAGCAAGGAATTTAGCCCTATTTATGTTTTGTTCCATTGGTGTGAGTGATGATTCTCTATATTTATTTTGATTAGGATCTGCAATAGATTTACCTCTAAAGTCCTTATCCATTATTGTTTGAGCAACTGGTGATAGTATTGGATCTGACCATTTAGCAGGATCAAGTGGGTTTTGAACTGGTGAGAATCTCATGAGATCATTTAGTGCTTGAGTCCCATCTGTCATATATGCAGAAGCTCCAACGAGTCTTGCTATGTTTACTTCTCCCCAAGGTGTTTGTACTGCTAGTGATATATCTGTGAGTGGTACATGGGCAGATCCAAATCTGTTTTCTCTTAACTTTCTCTCCTCTGGTGTTTCTCCACTAGCTGTGCTCATTATGTCGGTAAACACTTTCCACATACCTATGGTACTTACGAGTGCTACTGGATGGTCTATTGCTGCATTTTTGGCTATTCTGACCATATCTCCAGCGAATCTTACGAATGGATTGCCAACAAGTGGAAGTTTAGCCCCAACGTTATACATCCATCCTACGTGTCTATAGTTTTGATATGAATTGTATGTTCTCCTTGCTGCTTCTTCCCATGTATAACCTCTGTCTAGCCATGTTTTAAGTGACGATAATTTAGCAAGGTCATCTACTTTTCCATAAGCATATTCTGGAAGTGAAAGTAGTTTCTTTACGATATTTGGATCTTTTATACTTGCTTCAAGTTCTGATTGTGATTTTATTATGTCACCTCTTAATATATCTGTTCCGATTATTCCATCCTGCATAGCCTTTCTAAATATTGGTCCTTTTGAGTCAAACTCTGAATTAGCCCATACTTGATTTTTGGAGAATGTAACAGGATCTATTCCTGATATTGCAGAGAAGATATAATTTGATCCTGCGTTACCCATTTGTACACCTGGATTAAATATCGTAAGTATTTTCTTCTGTAACTGTCTTAATGGGTTCTTATCATAGGCATCAATTAGTCTATAAGCATTATCAGCCATCTTGTTTGTGAAGAACTGTCCCCTAATGTCATCTAGTGCTGTTTTTCTTATCCATTTACCAGAAGCATCTCCATAGAAAGGTGAATCTGATAGTTTTACATATCCTGGCCTTTCCACAGCTGATATATCTTGTGTTTTAGCCATCGCATTCATCATTCGTGAAAGCTCATCATTGAATATGGTCTGGTTCATTCTCTTAGATATTGCTGCAATAGGATCTCGGATTACGTGTTCTTTCTTCCAGTCTGTTACCTCAGTCTTTGCCTTATATAAACCTTCGTAAGGTTTTAGATTAGAGTGCTGGACTATATCACTCATTTCAGTTGGATATTCGAACTCATCGTATATGTTTGTGGCATACTTACCACCTCTATTTTTCTCCCATGTTTCTTTTGATATAAATCCATTCTTATAGTTAGTATCGTTTGTATAGTCTGCTATAACTCGATGAAGATTTAGCACCTCAAGTTCTGGCTTTGTTAGTTCTGCCTCTGATACTTTTATATCTGAAAAGTCTGGATGTAATACGGCATGTATTCTCTCTAAACTCTTAACTGGATTATCAAGCAGTTTGGTTGCCATTTCTCTTGCATCTACTGCTATTTGATTGGCGTAGTTTATTCCTGTACCCTTGAATCTTCCTGTTGTTTCCATTTGCTGTCTACTCTTACCCATTCCACCAGAGAATCCTTGTAAGACTCTTGTAAAATTTCTTATATATGGATTTGGGTGCAGTTCTCCTTGTCTTACAAACTCTGACACATTGTTTTCTACATTTCTTAGAAAGTTGCTTATTACACCAGCTCCAGTCTTTTCGCCTCCTAACTTTTCAGGTGTTTGAGATTTATATATAACCTTTTCTACATCAGCTATTGTTGAAAGAGGTTTATTAGGATCTGCCTTTTTCATCATTTCTAGTGTATTTTGTAGATTTTGAATATACCCAGAATATTTTTCTGGTTCTAGCTTCATTCTATCTACTACAGACTGTGCATCTTCCCATCTACCACTACCGAGTGTGTCATTCATCTCAGTTAATAAAGGTCTATTCTGGGCTTCTATTCTTCTTTGCCAGTCACCAAATGATTCTCCTGGCTTTATTTCCGTTTCAGCTTTCACTTCTGGAACTTTCACTACTTCTGGTGCTTTTACATCACTTGCAATTTTTGCAAATCCTTGCTGTTGAAATACTTTTTGCTCTGGAGTCATTGGCTTAAATTTAGCTCTTATTCCAGAACCAACTTTTGTAGCCATGCCTGAACCAATCGCAAAATCTATTGCAGCATCTACTGCTGTGTATTCTTTTCCTAGTGATTCAGCCATTACTTTACCTTCTGGGATCGAGAGTGTTCCCTGTATTACTCTATTTACTATGTCTGCACCTCTTTCACTTAATTTGTTTTGCACTTGAGCTGGGAGTTTTGAAATAACCTTCATGCTTGATTGTGCGATAGCAGGATTGGTTACTCTTGAGATGGCACCTATTATAGGAGCCTGTACTATACCTTGCTGTGCTCCATAAAATGCTTCTCTGCCCACGTCTTTCATTATCGGTTTATTTGTTTGTATATTTTCAACAGCTTTTGCTCCACCTGCAAATGTTCCTCCTAGTGCAGCAGAACCAATATATGTTGATAGTCCTGTCAGTGGGGCAAGTGCAACTTTTGCGATAGGTTGTATTGTTCTTAGTTTAGCTCTTTCAAGATTTTGGAATGTAGGTTGTCTTGCATAATCACTCCACGCAGTTCCAGCAGAGATTGCTTCTCTTGGTATTGTGTTTATTACTGGATTTGGATTAACCGCAGCATTATTTACAAACTGTTGGTAGTTATTTAATCCTTGCTGAATAGGTCTGACTATATTCTGTTGTGCCTGTTGACCTAACTTATACTTTCCAACTCTGAATGCACTAACCAAAGGCTCTGCAATTGGCTCAATATATGGATTCATTAGTATTGGATTACTTAAATCTTGCATTCCTTCTATAAGCCCCCTCTTTCTGGTATCGGCTATTACTCTACCAACCCATTGAGAAGGAGTATTGCTTTGATTAAAGAATGGGTATTTTTTATTTTCATTTACTTGGTTTTGATAGTTTGTAAATGTTCTCTGTGCTTGTTGACCAGCCCATCCGAAGTTTGAAGTTACTCTCTTACCTAAGTTAGATGCAGCTTGCTGAATGGCATTGATTGATTTTTGTACAAGATCCATGACTAGATAGTACAGAAATCATTTAGTAGTTATCAAGTTATTTAACTGTGCCATCAGAATACCTCATTCTTCCATCTGGTAGCGATGCTATTGGATAAGCATTTGAAGATATGGCTCCAGCATAAAGATCTTCTGGCCTTCTACTCGATATAGCTCCTGCATAATTTATAGGTTGGTTTGCACCTGTTGTGCTACCAGCTCTTGAGAAATCTATTCCACCCTGTATATAACTTGGTGAAGTTTGACCTGCAAGCTGTTGCTGATATGCTTGGAGTTGTAATTGTTGCTGATATTTAGCAGCTTCAAGCTGTTGCTGGAACTGTGTGTTTTGCTGATTAACTGCAAAAACTTGATTTCTTAGATCTTGTAGTGCCTGTAGTCTTCGCATAGCTTTATTTGACTCAGTTTCTGCTTTTAAGCGTGATATTTCTAGTAATTTAGCTTGGAAATCTCTGTTTGCTTGATTAAGAGCATTTTGCTTGGCTTGTTCTTGCTGAAGTAGCGCAGTATTGTAGTCAGTTTCTATCTGTGCTTGCTGTGCTTGCACATCTTGCATGAATTTACCGAAATCTCTTTGAGTTCCACCGAATTGTCTCTGCATTTCTTGTCCTTGGATCTCACTTGCAGCTTGTCCAGCACTTGATGTACCACCAAATCTGGCAATATTTCCTCTTTGAAGCTCTGCAAAGAGTCTTCTAGCCTGTGAAAGGGCATCTTCTTTACGACTTTTAGCTTCTGTTATGTTTTTTTCTGTTCCTGCTATGGCTTTTTGCTTATTTCCAGCAAGTTGTGCAGCGTTTGCTTTAGTCTGTGCCTCTAGTTCTGCCTGAATAGTTGGATAATCACGTCTCAACATACTCTCTGCATCGTTAAGATAGCCCATTTGAGGGTTATATGCCTCATCTATGGCTCTATTCATTTGTGCATCAATTTCTTCTTGTGATGCCTGAGGTACATTTCTTGAATATCCACTAGGAAGGTTGTTCCAGTCGTACCCAAGTCTTAGAGCTTCATCTTCTGTTATAGATCTACCACTAGAGGGCTGCTGTTGAGCTTGTTGTGGTGCTGGAGTTTGTGGGCTAGAAGAAGGGTTTGAACTCATTGGGTATGAACTTATAGGACCAGAATATGAAGAACTTGGTACATAAGCATTCCCACTACCAGATCCAGGAACTTGACTAGAGGGAGTAATTACTGGTGTTGGATAAGGTGTTGATGAATATGCAGGAGGTAATGATGATACCGCTGGTTGTGAATAAACCTGTCTAACAGATGGTGTTATTACTGGTGTTGGAAGTGGTGTTGCCATAGTTTTTTTAATTTATCCAATGTTATATGGGAGCAAAATATGTTTGCAAGAGTTATTTACCTCTTGACTTGCAGTGTTGATTTTACTAAGATTAAGTATCTAGAAATAAATGGTGACAAGTCCGTATTCACATGTGGGTTGGGTTAAAGTCACCAGCCCTACTAGAGCCCACAGGTGAAAGCGGATTTTTTTATGGCACACTTCAAGAAACAAAAATGGATAAGTAACAAATTTATCAAATGTGATAGATGTAACACTCTATCTCCTGCATATTATCTTCTCTCCATCAAGACAAAAGGACTTTGGATACAGTGTCCTCACTGTAAAAATCATTCTGCTCCGTTTATAGATGGTCTTGATCTTCCAGAAAAGCCAACTAATCATTTTAAGAAGCTAGAAAAAAAAGGATTATTATTTGAACAAAATCAGATAGAGTCATCATCGGTCAAGGACTATAAAAGCACCGAGGGGGGTACTGCTTTCACCTAAGCTATGGTAATAGGTGACTTTTTGCATGTACTTGAATAAGTGTATAAATGAAAACTGATGTGAGCTTTAATAGTTTCGCAAACAGTCTATCCACTTGAAAAAAGATGGAAGTTTTCTGAAAAACTATTTTACTACCGAGATTACATTTACCCATAGGGGGGATGGGGGGGTCTATCTGATTGCATGTATATAATCTGTATTAGTAGAGAACGTTTACGTTCAATACTATTAGGCTATATTAAACTTCTTCTTCTCATAACGCTTGTATACCTTATTACTCATAGATGCAGAGTCTATGTTGGCGAAGTAGTATTCAATAGCTCTCATACCATGACTAAACTCATCATGTACAGGAACTTCATTTGATTGATTTATGATATTTTCTTTCTTTTTAGGGTAGTGGTAGTTTAGGATAATGTCTCTTACTCTGTGTAGTCTGTCTGATACAAATAAGGACTTCATATATTTGTGGGTTATGCGTACTTGATCTGGGATGTGAAGTCCATCAAGTGTGCGAATGAATATATCATGTTTAGCATATTCATCTATTGGTGAGGTATTAGTTACAAGGCTCCGAGCCTTACCTGCTGCGTCACCTGTAAACATAGATGGTGTGCGGTAGGGTTTGGAACGTATTACTTGAACGAAGTGATCTATACTTGCATCTGATTTCTCGTAGTAGTCAATAATTCTAAACTCTCCACCTTGTCTCTGGAACCACACAATAGCTGTTGGGTCGTTTACTCCGAAATCTATACTGACGTGTACCTCAAGCAGCGGATCATATACAACTTCTCTAAACTGTGTTGATAGATTCCATTCTTTATATACCTGTCCTTCAACTGTCACAAACTCTGCCATAAACTCCTGACGGAAGTCATCCTCTGCCATTTCTTTACGAGTCTTTTCTAGTTCTTCCCTGTCAAGATAATCATTGTCATATGAGGTAAATGTATATGACGCAAATTCAGGATCTTGCTTCATGTAGAAATCAAACCAGAAGTTATGACCTTTCGGAGTACTAATAAACATAGCAGCACCTTTAGAGTCAACGAGCGTTGGTCGTAGCACCCTATCCCATACAACATCCCAGTTCCTGAATGATGATACTTCGTCACATACTAGGTAGTCTAAACGTACACCTCTTAAAGCATCAGGTTCTGAATCAGCACCTTTAAGTTCAATCTTTGAACCATTTACCAAATGAAATGCAGGTGGAGTTTCTGTCACTTTACTAAACATTCCAGGAGGTGCATACTTTTTAATCATCTCAAACATGATTGCTTTGGATTGCACGTAAGAGGGTGAAACGTAGTAGACAGTAGTTCCTGCGTTTCTGCCTGCGAAGAATATAAGTTTAAGTGCAGCTAATGTAGATTTACCACTTCGTCTTCCACAGTTAAGTCTAAGGAATCTAGTTTTATCCCTAGCAACGATTGATTGCCATGTGTTTAGTTTAATTACTTGTGCCATCTAATAATGAAAGAAACAAATATATGGTACTCTGACAAACTTTCCTCCCTTTGAAACGATGTCTGTACACATTCGCCCATCAGCTCCAAAGTCTCTGAAAGTATAACAGTCTTTACTTCGTACAAACTCTGCGTCAAGCACCATACAACCACTAGTCACCCCACCCATTCTTGGTTCTGCAATATGGTATCCAAAATAATCAGTATGTGACTCACGCTGGGTTCTCCAGTCAGTGGCGTACACCTGCCCACCAGGTTCACTTAATACATACTTATACACAGCTTCGGTGAAATGGTAGGTATAGACATCATCATCTGAAGCACACAATATATACTTTGTAGTGCATTCATTTACCGCTTTAGCACGTTTATCATGTCCCCAGTCTTTCATATCTCTTTCGTAACTAATCTTATATTTCTTCTCAAGTTCAGCCAACTCTCCATCCTCGTACCCTGATACATACAACTTAATCTCCTTAAAAGGAACAATCTGATTCTCTAGTTGATAGATAGTATTTAAGAGTCCTTTCTTACGGTTGTGAGAAACTATTGCTGCTGAGATGTCCATATACGTTTTTTAATTTCTGTAGAACTAATATTTTTTGTGTAGGGTACGTACCTAAGTTCTATTCTCCTCTCTGCCAGCCACTCCAATGTAAATCCCATCTGTGCGCAGTAATCTTTCTCTAACCAATCATCTCCAATAACGATCATATCAGGATTAACAGCTTCAATAGTAGGTTTGCTGTCCGCACCAGATAAGTTTGCAATAATTGCAAAAACATACTTACATCCACGTAAACATTCATATCTCTCGGCAAATGTCATCACAGGTCTCTGTCCTTTATATTCCTCAACAAACTCATCAGTGTTAAGCGCAACCACAACATCACCTAAATTCGCACACTTCTCCAAAAACTGAACATGACCTGCATGAAATATATCAAAAGTTCCGCCTGTATAGATTAAACTCATAATCAAACTATATCAAATTATTTAAGAAGTTTTCTTATTAGTTGTCTTATAAGCTCACTTCTATTTATAGAGTGTGTTTTGCAGTATTCATCTAGTTTGTATAGCAGTATTTTTGGCAGGGATATGTTGATTCTCATATATACATTTAGGGCATGGATGTAATTTGGCTCCAGCAGGAATTACTAAAGAAGAATAAGGATAAATCTTAACCATTAGTTCTCCGCACTGCGGGCAAAAGATTTTCTGTACTGGTTTAGGTTGTGGTTTTTCCATAAAATCTGGGAGTAAGACACAGTAAATACCGCCTTCCTAAGTTACTTATCCCAGAGTTTCCCCCAGAATCTCTAGCGAAGTCCAGCAAATACCTAAAGTTACTTACTAAGATGTGAGACCTCTGCACTAATTTAAGCAGCTTATTTGTAAAAAATATGCTAAAAATGGCCTCGCTACTCCTGCTCCACAGTCACCGATTGGCTCTCTGTGTCCTACTTATCATTTCTGACTTTCAATAATCAGGATACCTTAGTCGTGCATAGCAACTTATTCAGTCACCCAGATTTCAAAGAACAACTACACACAGTATACACACTAAATAGGCTAATGCAATATCAAATTTTCGGCCATCTACTAGATCTAATACAATAGCGGGGTACGTATACCCTATGGCGCTAGTGACTCACCCACATATGTGCCTATACATTCTCTCTTATGTAGTGGAACAAGTGTACTGTTGTAGCGCCCTACACCTACCCCCTGTAGCCCATGGTTAATAGTAGGTAGGTAACTATAAACCATGCCCCTCTTATATATACTAATAGCTTCAAGGCTCGAAAGGTTGAGGATATATGCTCGTAAAATGCCCTACAATCGATGCTGTTGTGTATCAATGTAGGTATGTAGCTTGGACTTTAGTGTATATATGTAGTCAATCATTCTACTATGTTATAGGTTGAAGTCATGAAGTTTACGAAACTCGGCATTTTGCTCGTAAATGAGGCTAGCGCACTTCTTATATTTTACGCTCTATAGGTTTAAAGTGCCAATATATCGCCTTTTGTATCTTGTAGAGTGGGCATTATTATCTGAATAGCTGTGTTTGGTTTGTCCTCATTAGGCATAATCTTATCCATTAAGTACGCTTGAGCCTTCCAGTCTGGACTAGCTTCAATCTTAGCTACATACTCACTTACTTTGTTATTCATAGCCTCGATAGCTGGCTTAGTCTGAAGCCATTTAGCAATAGTTAGAGGCTGTATACCTAATATCTTAGCTGTAGCATAAGCGCTTGTATACTTATTTTCCTTAATCAGCCTCAAAAATACCTTATAAGCTCTTTTCTTTCTTATGATTATATCCCTATCATCATTATTGTTATTAGATACTATGGAGGCGGGTTTTTTTACTTCTATTTGATTGTTATTGATGATATTTGATGAGTTTTCTATAGTCTTTGGCGGTGTTTTTATATCTTCTTGTTTGCTTTCTTTGGTGGCGGGTTTTTTCTTATATGTCATAAGTCTAGTATAGGCAGATTTTGCAAAATTTGCAAATTAGACTGTCAGTACGCTATACATATATACTACATTTACTACTTGACATGGATATACTTATATGCTACACTGTATTAATCCTATACATTAATAATTAATCATCCTATATGTTCACAAAACTATTAGCAATATTCGGATATAGACGTATACCAGCTGTAAGCGGTGGCAAGATTATATATTGGATAACATACAAGTCAGTTTTTGCCTAATTATTATTTTCCTATACATTTATGCACCAATTACTTAATGGACAGATTGTAGACGATCAAACACACAATGAACTACAAGAACTGCAAGAAGTAGAAGCAGTAGAGAAGGAAGTCAGCAAGCTAGTATATGACAAGACACAAAAAGAATGGGAAAGTATTTTGTCAATGAGTGCTCAAGACTTTATAAACCAAATCAAACTATGAATATACAGTACGATCTTTTGATAGTGTGGATAGTGTTAGCGGTTATTACTTATCAATTTTATAAATAATTATGAAAATGTTTACAATAACAAAAACTGGATATAGTGCTGGAGTCTATGGATGTAGTGCCTTGAAAGACGTAGACTATATAGCGTTCCGCACGTCTTTGAATGATGCAGAAGGTGACAGGTGGGGATGTGGTGAATGTGACACAGAATATGAAAGTGAAGATGAGGCAGAAGAGTATTGTAAAGAAGAATAATTATAAATTGATTATATAAATATGGGATATATCAACAGGATAATATTCTACGGACTATATAGGGACTTAATGAATGCTAGAGCACAATTATGGAAGAATATCACTAGCAATGGCAGAGAGGCACAAAGCTACTATATAGGACAAAGATCTATTATAGAGCAAATATTAGATAAGTATTTTTGTTGCAATTATTAATTGATTATAAATATATGACAAAGGAACAAGCACAAAAAAGACTTGAGGAGTTAAGAATTGAGATAGAAAAGGAACGCATAAGTTATGAAGAGCTTGCAGAGCTACAATCATTATCAAAGTATATAGATAGTGATGATGTGCTGCTTAGAGAATGGGCAGGCATGCCAGAAAATTGACACCACATAGGCCCGCTTATAACTAGGCGGGCTTATTGTGTTATCAATTTGCAATTTTTGCAATATGTACCGCTTATAGCGGTCTTTTTGTGTGTCTTTATAAATTATAATTAAATTATGGATAGATATAAGAAGTATGGGTTTTCTGTGGGTTTGTTTGTGCTCGGTTATATACTGGCGGTCTTTGCTTCATGGTCTACTCTTAACTATGAACTGCAATCACCTATTATGGTGCAATATAGATCACCTATAAAAGCACGTATAATGCCCGTTTATAAGCCTTTAGTGCCAAAGAGTACCATAGTACCCAAAACATCCCCAACACCTACGGAAGCGCCCAAATCTAGTCAAATTGAGGCATTTACCAAATATCTAACAGACAACGGAGCAAGTAACAGGGAAAGAGCGTTAGCATGGATAGCAACAAAGTGGCAGGGCGATAACTTGACAGCGTTTGATAACATCATAAAAAAAGAAAGCGGGTATCGAGCTGACGCAGTCAATGAGATCGGAGCTGGTGGGATCTGTCAAGCGTATCCAGCCACTAAGATGCCATGTAAGTTAGCAGACGATGACCTGATGTGCCAACTTGAATGGTGCAACAATTACATTATGAATAGATATGGAGTTCCTAAGAGTGCATGGAATTTTCACTTAGAAAATAATTGGTTTTAACCTGATTGGAGGGATTTAACCAAGTAAACGAGATATTTTGTGGTATAATGTGGGCAACTACAAAGTGCTGCAACAGCACGATGTATAGGAGAAGCCCCAGAAATGGGGTTTTTTTATAAGTTAATTTGACTTATGGATGTTTGGATTAGTGAAAAACATTACAAGAAGTGGTTATCTAACAGAAAAGAAAGCAAGAAAGGCGGGTGGGCTTTGTGGAAGAACACGAGAATAAATAAGCATCAAAAAGGCAGGGCGATAACTAGGGAGGAAGTTGAATTATTACGAAAAAATGGTATAATAAAAGGGTCGTAATTTGGGGACAACTCGTATGCAGGGCGAGTATAAAAATAGGATTAGGCTACAAGACCATAGTTTGTAGTTGGCTAGGTAAAAGCCTGCAAAGCCTAATCTAGCCTAGCTGATTACAAATTGTGGTTTTTTTATTATGTATCACTCCTTCGATATAGGACACGCCAAAAAGTATGGCATGCTTGAGGCTGTCTTGTTACAAAATATAGGCTTCTGGATACTTCGGAATATTGCAAACAAGAAGCATGAACACGATGGGTATTATTGGACTTATAACTCCATAAGCTCATTCGAGGAACTTTTCCCGTATGTTTCTGCTCGTAAAATAGATTTGGCATTGAAGCATTTAGAGGAAGAAAAAGTTATAAAAACAGGCAATTTCAATACAACGCCTTATGACAGGACAAAGTGGTATGCAATAATTGATGAAAGCATATTACGGGACTTCACAGTCCATTTCACATTTTCGACAAATGGAAATCACGAAAGTGCAGAACCTATACCAGATATAAAGACAGATAAAAAACAAATAAAAGAAACAGTCTCGGAATTAGCAGAGATCATAGAATACTGGAACACTATACATGACACTAAATATAGATCTATTTCGAGCTTAGAGAATAACTATAAGGAAGCGCGCAAATCTTACTCCGTAGACGAGATTAAGGAGGCAATAAACAAGGTTAAACTGGACACGTTCTGGAAAGATAAGATGACACCCACAATTATGTTCAGGCGCAAAAATCCACAGGGCGAGCCTGTTGACTATGTGGGTAAGTTACTAAGTAGCAAAGTAAGGAGGCAATTTATTCAGATGTAGTTATAAATTATTTTTACATAATGATATTAGATCGTGTCTTTGAGATCTTACGATCTCGTACTACCGAAGGACAGGATGTAATGGAAACACAGTTATCAAAACTAGATGAGTTTTTAGATGGAGGAATACGAAGAAAAGAACTTATTGTACTTGGGGGAAAAACAGGTTCTGGAAAGTCTTATCTTGCCTGTCAGTTATTTGCAAAAATTGCAAGACAGGGATTTAAGTGTGCATACTTCTCACTTGAAATATCAAATGAAATGGTTGTGTCTAGGATGCTTGGTATGTACTCAAATCTACCAGCACCACAGATACTGTTCGGAATGATTGGTAAAGACCATATAGATTTGCTTAAAGCAGAAGGAAGACTTGAGGCATACACTGATTTTATGCACTTTTATGATGATATGTACTCATTACCTGATGTGGAGCGCATACTTGAGGACTCCGACTTTGATTTTGTTGTAATAGATTTTATACAAAATATGTTACTTGAAAGTAAAGACGAGTATTCAAAGCTCACAGAAGTAAGTCTTAGATTGCAAAAGATTGCAAAGAAGAAAAATCTTGCAATTCTAGCCTTGTCCCAATTATCAAACAAGGTTGCAAATCAAGATAGTAATGAGCTTTATTTGGAGTATAAGGGTTCAAGTGCTATTGCTATGGTCGCAGATTTAGGATTTTTTCTAGTTTCAAGACCAGCAGATGAAAAATTATTGGATCAGGAGGTTGATTTGATACTAAAAAAGAATAGGCGAGGTCCTAGCGAGAGATCTTTCCCATTGTTATTCAAATTCCCACAAGGAGTATTTTATGAGAAATGAATTAAAGATAAAAAAACTTAGATTGAAAAGGAAAAAAGTTATAGAAGCACTTCAAAAGCACGAAGCCAAGAGAGACAAATTATTATTTAATGACAAGGGAGAATACGCACCAGACTGGGAAGCCTATACATTACAAGGCAATAAATCTCTTGAGATGCTTGACGAATGGGATAGTTTAAGTAAACAAATATATGAATTACAAAATTAGACATCTTAGAAAGATGCAGAAAGCTCTACATTTACAAATAATAGAGCTTGTATTAAACAAACAAAACCATACTCCCTTGCGGGGAATACTCGCACAGGAGTTAATAGTTATAAATGAACTTATAAACAAATATGAAGAACAAAAGATGGAACGAGCTAACACTTTTGCAGAAAGCGATAATTATAGCCATAAAGAACAACCAAGTGCCAAAGTTCGTGCTAGAGGCAAGAGAAAAGCGAGCTAAAAAAGAGCGGTTGACAGGGATATAGTTATATGGTATAATATACACAGTTACATAAATTCCTATACATTTATGAGCAGAATAAACCTACTTAACAAAATATATGACTCAGGCAAGGCTGACGAAATAGAAATGCAATATATTGCACAGTTGCCAACAGAAGACATTGAACGCATAGCACTCAAAGAAGATGATGAATACGATCAATACAGAGATTTACAACTAGAACAAGAACAAGCGGATATGTGATGACAGTCTTAGGCGATAAGCCCTCTCGGGGAGTCAAATCAATGCGAGTAAGATAACATCAAGCTCAGGCGGATAACTGCCAAGGCAATAAGTCCTAAGACATTTTATAAATTCATGCTACCAAATGAATAAATACGTTTTGGGTGTATATGTTAGAGGCAAGACAATATTTGAAAGCATTGTCAAAGCTGATGAAGATGTACAAGGGGTTGTTAAATGTATGCAGGTAATACCTGATGATATACGAGACAAAGCAACCAGAATAAACATATCTAAGGAAATGGACAAGAACAAATATAAATTACTATTTATTGGTAACAAAGATGACAAATGATAAAAACAAAAGACGTGGAGGATTTTACTGGGTAGGAGATGCAAAAGATACTCCTTACCTTTCAGTAACCAAAATACTCTCTGTTATAGACAAGCCAGCGCTAAGATACTGGTTTGGACAACAGGTGTACTTTGCTATGGTCAAAGACCCAACACTTGATGAGAAATCAGCTCTATCAGCACCATACAAGGTATCTGATACAGCTAAAAACAGAGGTACGACAGTCCATTCAATAGTTGAAGCATATAAAAACGTAGGAAAGTTTGAAGTAGCAGACGAGTACAAAGGTTATGCAGATGCTTTTCATAAGTTCATGCAGACCACACATGCACAGATACTAGACCAAGAGAAGACAGTTCTATCAAATAAACATAAGTACGCAGGCACACTAGATATGCTTGCATCTATAAACGGAAAGAACACACTGATTGACGTAAAGACAGGTAAAGACATTTATCCTGAAGCATTCATCCAACTCTCGGCATACAGAAATGCACTTGAGGAAGGTGGAGCAAAGATAGACGATATAGCAGTCGTACTTTTGCAACCAGAAGGAAACTACAAGTTTGAGTATGGAGTATATGATTTTGAGGCATTCCTAGCTTGCAAGAAGATATTTGAAGCAGTAAATAGAGAAATGCTAACTAAAATAGGGTATTTATAAATTATTTATTTATTATGCAAGTAACATCATTCAAAGATGTGGGTGCAGGGTTAAAAATTACAAATGGATGCAAGGTAACTGTAGCGTCAGAGCCAGTATCAACAGAGGCAGAATTCAACGGAAAGAAAAGTACACAATACTTTGTCTATGGGGATATTGATGGAAAGGTTGGATCATTCAGACTTCCAGTTGGAGTCATAAAATCAGCAAGATCAATTGCTATGAATGAGTCAAAGACAGTATTTGATCTTATCTGGAAGATTACTTGGCAAGGTGATGGACTACTTAGAAAGTACACAGTCTATCCAGCAGGTGATGCAAGTATGCCTGAAGCATCAGTGCTTGAGTCAAATCTTGAGAAAGTAAAAGCCTATGTAACCAAGTTAGAGGAAGGCAAGAAAGCTGATAAAGAGCTTGACGAGAAAATGGAAGTTAAACCAACAGACATTCCTTTCTGATTTATGGAACTAGCTCAAAAGATATATCAACAGCTTATTCAAGCATTAAATGCACACAATAAGAGTGCTGTTGTTATAGGAGCTACTCTAAAAGAGATACGAGATAAACACCTTTATAAACAGTTTGGACAGGGAGGGAATGACACCTTCGTTCAATTTCTCAACAATCCTGAAGTTGGTATGTCTCAGCGTAGCGCATACAACTACATCTCACTCTATGAGCAGTTAGTTGAGAGACTTGGATATAGCTTTGATGAGGTATCACTCATGCCACACTCACGCATGATTGAAGTAATACCCACCATAAAAGCACTCCCTGTCCCTGAAGCTAAGGATAAAGTACAAGAGGTAGTCTCACTAACAACAAGTGACTATAAACAGCACTACAAGAAAGAAAACAACATTGTACAAAGACCGCACATATATTTAGAAGACAACAAATGGGTGATTGAAACAGCATCACACAACACAAAAAGATTATCAGTTGACGGAGGCATAGTATGGCAATCAGACTAATGAGATCAAACGAGGTAATAAAACGCCTTCAGGAGGTTTTCACAACCTACCATAGACAGGGTTTTTATACTCATGTAAAGCGAGGTAACATCTTGCCACACGCAACTATGTCATGGAGACCAGGCAAAACTGCCAACCTATATCATCCAGATGATGTAGAGGCATTCATAGTTAAATTAAAGGCTGGTAGAGGGTTATAAATTATTTAAGCTGGTATGGTAGCTACCACTACTAAGAAAGGCATTAAAAAGGCAAATAAACGTCAAAAAAAGACATCTATAAAGTCTCTTGAGAATAAGTTAAAGAAAATCCTATATCCAATGATTAAGAAGCGTGATGGTAATACTTGCATATCTTGTGGCAAAACAGGACTGGCAGGAATGAACTGGCACGCAGGACACTATGCAAAAGCAGAACTGTGCAATCTTATATGGAGATATTCTCCACAAAACATTAATAGTCAGTGTGGTGGATGTAATAAATGGAAGCATGGCAATTCAGTCGCATACAGAAACAATCTAGTCAAGAAGATAGGTGAGGTACAGGTCAGAGTAATAGAGGAAAGTTATAACAAACCACTTCCGATGGACTTTGACAGTAGAGTTTATTTAGAGACATTGATTGAACATTTCAAAAAGCTGAAATAATTATAAGTTCTACCAAACAAATGAAAAAGACAAAAAAGGTAAATAAGCTCAAGAAAGCTGTTACAGCTAAAAGCAAGAAAGCTCTGAAAGCTAAGAAAAAATAATAGCTGTATGCCATCCAAATACTTGGGTGGCGGTAGTTAAAATTTTTAATTTAATCTATGAGAAATAAAGGTGGAGTCCTTTTAGAACTACTTGGAATAATCACAATTCCAATGATAGTTTTAATTATTGTGTTTTTGCTTATAAACCTAAGAATAATTCAGCCATATCAAAGAGCTGTTATGACCTCACTTGGTCAGATACAGTCTGTGGCAGGACCAGGCGTAAACATTACATTTTGGCCTTTTACTGATCGTCATACATACGATGTTACAAATCAGGTAATTCTTTTCAAAGATGCAGAGCAAATGTCATCTGCAACTAAAGACTTGCAGGATGCAACACTTGGTGTGTCTGTGAACTATCACTTAGATGCTAATAGGCTGAAAGAAATATACCTAAATTATGGTGATGATTATGTAGAAAAAATAGTCAAGCCAATGATCTTAGACAGCGTGAAGTCTGCAAGTAGTCAATTTACAGCAGAGGAACTTGTAACAAAAAGACAGGAGTTTGTCACCTCGTCAGAAAAGATACTCAAAGCTAAAATGAAGTCTGTTTATATGGTGCTTGAGAAGATTGCCATAACAAACGTCAAGTTTTCAGACTCATTCAATAGTGCAATTGAAGCTAAGGTTAGGACTCAGCAAGAAGCTGAACAGGCTAAAAATGAACTAAAGAAAACAGAATACGAGTCTCAGCAAAAGATCACAAGAAGTAAGGCAGAGGCAGAAACAATCCGTATTCAAGCAGAAGCTATACAGTCTCAAGGTGGTGCGGAGTATGTAAATCTAAAGGCAGTTGAGAAATGGAACGGTGTACTTCCAGTTTCATTTGTCCCAGGATCAGCACTACCTTTTTTGAATATAAAGTAACAATCTCCATCTTGCCTCAAAGAGATTTGGGGCAAGGTAATGATTATTAGTTTTTATTAAATATGGGAGTAAATCCATTTGCAGGATCAAATAGCTCTAAGGTAACTGAGGTCAAGGAAATATATCCTGGACCATTTATATCTATCAAGGAGTTCCTTGAAGTTGAGAAGGTTACAAAAGATGAAAATAAAGCCAAGCTCATTCAAAGTCTAAAACTTGAGGATAGAAGCAAGTTATACGCATTTCCTCTTGATATGTCTTGGGACACAAAGATGAAAGAAATGCAAAAGTATGTCTAATTATTATTTATTTATACATTTATGGATACAATCCAAAATACTCCTAGAGAACTTACTCTGGGTGAGAAAAGAGTGAGATTGCAATTTAATCCCTCAGCGGACTCAGTTGTAGACCAAATAAAGGTCAAGACAGCGGAACTGATTGACCTGTGTGAGACTCTAAAAGCCAAAGATGGGAGATTGGCTTCATTAGCTCAAACAGCTTACGAAGAAGCAGCTATGTGGGCAGTAAAAGCAGCAACATCATAAATAACCACCTCTATCCCGCCTCACGATCTGTGGGACGGGGGAAGGTGGAGATTTAAGCACATTAAAAGATTGACGCCGCTAGGATGAGGCAGATGTTTAGATAAATTCATCATCACAGCTGGTAACAGTTTGTGGCTGGTACTCAATCAGCAAAATCCTACGGGCATTAGTTTTTTAATAGTTTTTATTTATTTATGAAATTACAAATTGATACAAAATCAAAAATCATCAAACTTGAGGATAAAGTATTGCTGAAAGAACTCGTTACAACCCTTGAAAAGTTACTACCTAAAAAAGAGTGGCAGACATTCACTCTTGAAACAAACACAGTGATAAACAATTGGAGCAATCCTATATATATTCGTGAGTATAAGCCTTGGACTTATCCTTGGTATGGCGGGATTACTTACTATTCATCAGCAACCTCTATAAACACATATAGTGACAAACAATTAGTATCAGGAACGTATAACGTAGAACTATGAAAACCACTAATCAAATAATCAAAGAAATGGAGAAGGAGTTTGATAGACAATTTGTCAAATATAACGGCCGATATATTGAGGACTCATTTATTGATCCTAATGGTCTTGTTGGTCCTGTAAGAAAGTTTATAAAAGAATACACCCGCTCCCTCCTCTCCGCTTTTGCAGAGGAAGTGATAGGGAAAAGGATAAGTGAATATAGAAATCAACTTGAAACTAAAGGACAAGGAAGGGATAAAAGTAAGCTGATAAGAGCAAGAAATGATGGATATAACAGGGCATTAGATGATGTAATGCTCAAGGCGAAAGAGATTATAGGGGAGGTGGGGAAATGACTATATCTTATAAAGTATCGAAGAAAAAAGTAAATAAACCTAGAGTGGAAATAGTCTTCCAGTGTGATAGGTGCGGAGCAAACCAACCAAAAGATGAGAAGCAATCAAATGAGAATTGGGAAGTGTTTATAGCAGAACAGAAGTGCGAGTGTGGGGGGCAGTTTAGAATTGATTTTAAGTAGTTACAAACATTACACAACCTATGACAAAAATTAACTGTTTGGTAGATCATAGAGGCGCACCGTGTACTTGTGATCTATCAATGTATGAAAACTTAAATAAACCTATGACAAAAAACTCTGAAACACACACAGATTGGGATAAGCGGTTTGACAAGAGGTTTCCGCTTGAGGGTGGTATCTGGGTACTCGAAAGACACAGAAACGAGGTGAGGAACTTTATAGCCAAAGAACTAGCCGATGCGAGGAAAGAGGTGAAGAATGATTACGATAATAGAATGTTCACGATAGATAGCCTAAAAAGGACTTGTAAACATTGTGGGGTCATAAGGGGAGTCAAATTGCACGAAGACACAGATAGTCACGATCGTTATCAAATAGGTTACAACAAGGCTATAGATGATGTCCTAGCCACTCTAAGAGAGGAGGAGACAAATGGCGCCACCAGTTGACCCTATGTACGATGAAAAATTGAGACAAGAGTTATTGAAAGAGATTGAATGGGTGTGTGAGACATTTTTTCCGATGACTATAGAAATTACTGTCAAAAAAGAACAAAAGAAATGGTGGAAGTTTTGGAAGGACTAATTATCAATTTATATAGATATGAGAGATTTTCATCATTGTCTAAAATGCGGAAGTACATATACAGAGCCACCTTCTATACATGTATGTAGATATTGGAAAACTGGTACTGCTCTTGGTCCACCATCTACTAAAACATATCCAGGGACGCTATCAACGAGTTCAATCTATGAAAAGTTAAAACTTGTTTCTAGTTGTGAAACCCCTAACTCTAAAACTAATCCGTAAGTTACTGTACAAGCTAGACAAGGCACTTGATATGCCAAAGTACAGGGTAAAGCATGAGAACGTGATGGTACACGTCACAGAAAACCATGTCCATATTACCTACAAAGGTAAAGACAACTTTTCAAATGTTACTTTAAGCAAGGAAACTTACTTTGCAATTAAAGACAAGATTAAAAGTTTTGATAAAAAAAATGAGAACAATAAAATTCAGAGTGTGGGATAAAGCATATAACAAAATGGTATTACCAGAGAAGTCAAATAAATATTGGATAAATTTATTGGGTGATGTCAGGGAATATGACACTTGGGCAAATGAAGTAGTTTTGATGCAATTCACTGGCTTACATGACAAGAACGGGAAAGAAATATATGAAGGAGATATTATAAAAACCGAAAATCATGCAACAGGAATCGTAACCTTTTATGCAGACGAATATGGAGCTAGGTTTGGTTTTGATTGTAGAGAGCCAATGTTCCATCATCCAATTTATGGTATGGGTGGCAAAAAGGAAATCATCGGCAATATTTACGAAAACCCTGAGTTATTAGTTGATAAAAACAAATGAAAATCATCGTGACGAGATTACCCCACAGTAGATACTGGTCAATATTCCAGTACGTTGGTGAGCGTGAGTTCAAGATCGGGAAAGATCATAGGAATAAACAGTTCGCAGCAGAGCTGGCCTATGACCTTGCCAAGCGTTTAGGACTCAAAAAAACAGCAGTTCATATAATAGAATGACTAGAAATATAGCCCTTGTGTGGCTTATCAGTCAGACATTGGCTATAATATTTATGATGGGTATGTTAAGCGCACCTTGTAAGTTGTCTATTTACCCTCAATCGAAAGATTGACGTATTGGA